GCTCACTATCCTACAAAGGTAATATTTAGAAAGGTAATATCAATGAGAGAATGGGTATATAATTGTTGGAATGTAGTAATGGATCACGAAACAAATCCACTCAGTAACATTCCAGACTTCAGCACACGACATATGATTATGCAGGTACTTGCATGGATGTGGTGTATTGTGTTTGCTATTATTGTAAGTAGCATGTGGGCAGGCGTAATTAGTATGGTAATACATGCGTTGCTATTAGCCGCGATTGCTGTAACAGTAGCAACATTCGAAACAGCAAAACGCAATCCAAAAGCGTTCCGTAGAGACAACGGAATTAACTCACGTGGCGTTGGCGGCGAACACGAATAATGTTTTATGTAGTGAATATAAAGTCCGGAGGCATCATAGATGTCTATGACAGTTTAGGTGAAGCAAGTGAACTTGTTGATAAACACCCAGAATGGACGATCATGATAAAATACAATGATCGATCAAGACTTAGAAACAAATACGGAGATTGAACATGAGTAACCCAAACGAAGCAGGTGATACAAAAGGTGCTATTCTAGCATTTCTAATTATTGCTCTAATGATGGTAGGCGCACCTATTGCAATCGGAACCGCAATGGGCTGGTTCAACTTATTTGGTATACTAGGATTGTAGACTAAATACTTTTACAATGTTCAATGCAGTGAAAGAAATCATATGGCATTTGACCTGCACTCAATGTAAGGGCTGGTTTACATTCGCTACTATGGAAGACAAGTATTGCATTGAACGAACAACTTTTCATTGTCCACACTGCGGAAAAAAAGGCAGAGCAGACAAATTAGAGGTTGACACAACAGAATAAAGAGTGTATTATAAATACATAATAACAGATAAGGAATAACTACATGCTCAAGAATATTACAACATATATTACATGTTGGCCACCGAATAACCGGGGTACGTCTTGAATGTGACTTTTTAAAAAGTTATTTTAAGCAAGCCCCTAGCAGTTAATTCGGTTAGGGGCTTTTTTTATGACTACACTACGCCTTACTGCAATAAGGTGTCTTTGCAGAGACAGAGGCCTCGAAAGGGTCAAAGTTAGTGTAGTTTTAAAAAAAGTTATATAGGTGAAGTGTTACGGTAGCACGACAGTCTCCAAAACTGTAAGCCGGGGTTCGACTCCCTGCATCTATGCCAATTTGTGAGCGTGGCAGAATGGCTATGCAACGGACTGCAACTCCGTGAATACAGGTTCGATTCCTGTCGCTCACTCCAATAAAGGTTGACATCTATCTTATTGATGCTATACTAATTTTGTATTTGGCCCGTTCGTCTAGTGGTTAGGACACATGGTTTTCATCCATGCAACAGGAGTTCGATTCTCCTACGGGCTACCACATGCGGCTATAGCTCAGCTGGATAGAGCGTAGGTTTGCGGAACCTAAGGTCAGGAGTTCGAATCTCTTTAGCCGCGCCAAATTTTGGAATAATAAAGGTTGACACCTTGGCACTACGGTGCTATAATAGTTACATTAATTAGGCAAACACAGAGGCACAAGATATGGCACATACTTTCGTAATAAGTGATACGCATTTTAACCATGCGAACATCCTTACGTTTAAAGACTACCTTGGCAAACCTGCAAGAACGTTTGACAGTGTAGAGCAAATGAACGAATGTATGATGGATAATTGGGTTAGTGTTGTTGGTCCTCAGGATACTGTTATCCACTGTGGTGATGTATTGTTTGGACATGACAAAGTAGAGTGGTTAGAAACACACTTTACAAAGTTACCTGGTAAGAAAAGACTTGTTCTTGGAAACCACGACAACGTAAAAATGCTTGCACCGTTCTTCAAAGACATTCAAATGTGGATAGACATGAGCAACAAAGGTTTGTTGTTTACACACACTCCACAACATGCGAGTACACTTGCTGAATCACATAGATTTGGCCAAGAACCGTTATTGAACGTTCACGGACACATACATAGTAATGCAAGTCCTGAAGGACCATACAAGTGTGTTTGTGTTGAGCAAACTAACTATGCACCTGTAAACATCGAGGAGTTAAAATGAACTTAACAAACTTTAAAATGAATAAAACAGATGCACCAAAAGGGGTACAGGCTATGATAGATTTTGGCCTGTACCAACTTAGCATCATTCAAAACGAAATGTCATACGGTGGCAAAGACGGTTTGTATGAAATTGGTGTTTGGTCTGAAAATGATATGGTAGAACTGCCTGGTATCACTAATGAAGGAGATACTGTAAAAGGCTACTTGACATCTAATGATGTTGATGCTATATTAAAGAAAGTATATTTAATAACAGGCAACGAAGGTAGGCAACTATGAGAACACAACCACAAGACATTATTAAGCGTTTAGAAGATCACAACGGTCGACTAGAAAAAGAAACAATTATATTCAATGCAATGGCCGAAGGTCTAGATGAATTTTTTGAAGGTGTTACAATGGCACTTGACCCACTTGTAACATTTGGTGTTAAGCAAGTTCCAGAACGTAACGAAACACCTGAGCGTGGACAAGGTCTTATTTGGAGAGATTTCAAAGTACTTGCTAACCAACTTATCAATAGAGAGCTTACAGGCCATGCGGCACGTGATGCTATTGAATTGGTAATGAGTGTTGCTACTGTTGAACAGTGGAATGGATTCTATCGAAGAATCCTTATTAAAGATTTGAGATGTGGAGTGAGTGAAAAAACAGTAAACAAGGTTGCTAAAAAGTTCAACGGCAAGTATAGCGTACCTACATTTACTTGTTCACTCGCACACGACTCTGCCAATCACGAAAAGAAGATGGTAGGAAAGAAACAGATTGAAATCAAATTAGACGGTGTAAGAGTTATTACTATTATTCAAGGCGACAAAGTAGAGATGTTTAGTCGTAATGGAAAACAGTTTCATAACTTTGGACACATCATTGATGAAATCAAAGCAGTAATTAAAGATCACCCTGTACCTTATCCGCTTGTATTAGACGGAGAAGTAATGAGTGCTAACTTCCAAGACCTTATGAAGCAAGTACATCGTAAAGATGGCAATCAATCTACGGATGCTGTACTGCATTTGTTTGATACTATTCCTTTAGGATGCTTTAAAGAAGGCAAGTGGGACAAGCCACAGAGCTTTAGAAGTCTTATTACCAATCATTGGGTAAGAGATCATGCAGACCTCTTAGAGCACGTACAAGCGTTGGACTGGGAAGATGTAGACTTGGACACGCCAGAAGGCCAAGAACGCTTTGTAGCGTTAAATAAGAAGGCTGTAGACGGTGGTTATGAAGGTGTTATGATAAAAGATATTGATGCACCGTACGAATGTAAGCGTACACACGCTTGGTTAAAGGCAAAACCATTTATAGAAGTAACATTGGAGGTAGTAGATGTTGAAGAAGGCACTGGCCGTAATGAAGGCAGACTTGGAGCGATTGTCTGCGAAGGAACCGACGACGGTAAGACTATTAGCGTTAATGTCGGTAGTGGGTTCACTGATGTTCACAGGGACGACTATTGGAATAGTCGTGATGCTCTTGTTGGCAATCTTGTAGAGGTAAGGGCTGACGCTGTTACACAGAATCAAGACGGAACATATAGTTTGCGTTTTCCACGCTTTAAAACATTCCGTGGCTTTGAACCAGGAGAGAAACTGTAATGAATTGGAAATGTAAACATACGTGGAGACAAAGTGCAAACAATACCAAATGGTGTTTGCTCGGTTGTAGCATAGGTGACTTCGGTACTATCTTTGCTTTCCAGATGTTTGCACCAGAAGTTAGTATGTGGATTGTAATGCCACTTGCTATAGTTAACGGTCTACTCACTAGCATTGCACTAGAAACAGTAATACTAATGCGACAAGCGATGGACTTTAAGTCTGCACTTGATACAGCATTTAAAATGAGTTTTGTTAGTATGGTAGCAATGGAATTAAGTATGAACATCACTGACCTTGTGTTAGTTGGTGGAGTACTTACATGGTGGGCAATACCTATCATGTTAACAGTTGGGTTCTTAGTACCTTGGCCCTACAACTATTACAGATTAAAGAAATACGGCATTAGTTGCCATTAGGAGAAAAACTGTAGCAAATGACTAGCAAACAGAAGAAGCAAATCAACTCTATTGTACAAGGTACATTAAAGATTGTTGGTTGTGCGTTCTTGTTTCTAGGTATGACAATGGCGTTAGGTATAGGCATCAATCCTCACATGGACTTGTATGCATACTTGTTATTGTTTATAGGTACATTGTTTGTAATGATACACAGTTTTAGGTGTAATGATCATATGTTCTTGTTAGTATCAAGTGCAGGGTTTGTGCTAGTAGGTAACTCTTTCTTAGACACAGAAACAGCAATCATGATTGCAAACAACTACGGTATTGCTTTAACAGAAGAGCAAGGATGGTTTGCCAAGTACGGTAAAGTAATTGTAGAAGTAATTAAGGCAGTAGTATAATGTATTTTGGAAACACAGAATATTTAGTTGAAGAAAATAAAGTCTATGATGGCAAACAAAGAATTTATCGATTCCCAAATGGGTATGGTGCAAGTGTTGTCAGTCACGGATCAAGTTATGGTGGCAAGAAAGGTCTCTGGGAACTTGCAGTTCTCGATGCAGATGGCTCCTTATGCTACGACACACCAATCACAGATGATGTGATCGGACACCTCAATGATCCCGAAGTTGACAACATCCTTGGTCAGATTTTTAGATTAGACTAAAATATCACTATAAGTTAACTGATGTGTTAACTATCGGTAAATACAGGTGGAAGAAAGAATTGCTAACCATCTTCCACAACAAGCAAGTTTTGGCGTTGATGAGAATTCAACCACGTTCCGCTCATTACTGAGGGAACTTAAAAAGTTAGGGAACTTTTTATACTGCTTGAGCTGCGCCTGTAAAGGGCAGTGAACAGGTTGCTATAACTTATAGAACCAGTAAGGAGAAAAAATGACTACTTTATCGAAAGTAGGTAACACTATCGTAGAATCATTACGAGAATTTAAAGACAGCTATTGCCCAGACGGACAATTTTGTGAAAACTTTTTCACAATTGGCGGACTTGTATTCATGTTTTGGTTTATGTATATTGCTATGCTACCTATCATGTAACAAGACCTGTATTCGATCTTATACACTAACCCAAAGATTACATTGCCGGCTTTCACTAGCCGGTTTTTGTGACCGCGAATAAATATTAGTAACGTAAAAAGTTGCCACAATAATATTTTTCCATTGACATTAAAACAACAAGGCTGTATAATCATATCATGAGCGAAAGTAAACTACAACAATATATTGATACAATCGAGCAGTTAGAATCTGAAGAAGTTTATGACTATGTTTTAGAACTTGGTCAGCAGAATCATGTATTTACAGATCGTTTAGAACAAAACTTTGTTCATGGTTGCCAAAGCCCTGTTTGGGTTACAGGCACAGACGAACCTACCGGCTGGGAGTTTAGTATAGACAGTGACTCCTTTATGGTTAGAGGTGTTGGGCAAATTATCTGTGATTGTTTGAGTGGGTTGACCAGCGATGAGATAGCTCAAGTCACATACTATGACTTCAAACAATTAGCAGTATATTTTAGTACGCAACGCAAACAAGGTATGCAGGCAATTATTAACAGAATTAAATCAATAAGCAAAGGAAACTAATATGAATTTTGTACCATATGTAATAGAAAAGACAAGTGCTGGTGAGCGTAGTTACGACATCTACAGCAGACTTCTCAAAGAAAGAATTATATTTTTAAACGGTGAAGTTAATGATGCTGTATCAAATAGCATTTGTGCCCAGTTTCTTTTCTTAGAAGCTGACGACCCTGATGCAGATATCAGTTTTTATATTAATAGTCCAGGCGGAGTGGTTACAGCAGGTATGGCAATGTATGACACAATGCAATACATCAGCCCAGAAGTAAACACAATTGTTATGGGTCAAGCGGCTAGTATGGGTTCATTCCTTGCTAACGCAGGAGCGGCAGGTAAACGTTTTATGTTACCGGGTGCAAGGCACATGATACATCAGCCACTAGGCGGTGCTCAAGGACAGGCAAGTGATATTGAGATTCGTGCAAAAGAGATTGTGCGTATCAAACGTGAGCTAACAGAAAAGTATGTAGAGCATAACACAAAAGGTAAAACATACGAAGAGTTTGAAGCTGCAATGGATAGAGATAATTTTTTAACAGCACAGGAAGCACTAGACTTTGGCTTGATTGACGAGATTATTACTAAACGTGTACCATTTACTCCATAAATATAGTAAAAGGAGTAGAAATGGAGTTATTAAAAACATTCAATCCGGATGATCTAATTACCTTTAGTCCATCTGCTATTGAACACCTAACATCGTCTATCGAAAAAGAAGATGCTATCGGCGTTAGTTTAGCACTA